ACGAGAACACCGAGCTACCCATTGAGATGAGAATAGGGTTTAGAGCAAACGAAGTAAAGAGAGCCAACTCAATGCTTGACCGCCACCGAGAGGATGGATTCCAATATGACAAGTTTATAGTAGGTCAAAGCGAAGGAGGAAGGAACAAATGGAAAGAACTCAAATACCGAAAGACAACCTTTCCTCTGATCAATGACAATATCTATAAAGACAAGATAGAGTCCTTCTGGCAAGACAAGCCCGTGCGCTTTGCGTATATGAATAATTGTGTGGGATGCTTTCACCGCAATGAGATACTACTCAAGCATATGTCAGAGAAAGAACCCAACAAGTTTAATTGGTTTGCAAAGCAAGAAACGGCAAAAGCAAGATTCAAAAAAGAAATGTCCTACGAGGCTATTAAGAGACACCGACTACAATTTGACCTCTTTGATGATGACTTCAATGAATGCGATAGCGGATACTGCGGACTATGAAAAAACACACTAAAGTATATTTACAAGGAATGGGATACGATGTGACCGACTGGATTCCTTGCGAGGTATGCGGTGCTAAAGCAGTAGACATCCACCATATAGAGCCAAGAGGAATGGGAGGCAGTAAGACAAAGGATGTAATAGAAAACCTAATGGCTCTTTGTAGGAATTGCCATATAACCTACGGAGATGTGAAACACCATAAGGAGTGGTTACAAGAAATCCACAATAAGAAGTTATTTAGAAGAGATAACTGATAAATACGGAGCATTACGGATGGAAAAGGATACAAAGGGACGTTTCACCGAAGGCAATAGCGGGAAGCCCAAAGGAGCAGTAAACAAAACCTCTAATAAAATCCGAGAGGCATTCCAAAAACTCATTGAGGACAACTTGGAGAATATGACTATATGGCTTATGCAAGTGGCAGCGGATGACCCAAAGGCAGCCCTTGACATAATGTCCAAGTTAGGAGAGTATACTACCCCAAAACTTGCAAGAGTAGAAACAAAGCACGAAATTGACGAGGGTATTACCAAAATAGAATTAGAGTTTGTCAAGCCTAAAGATTAAGTACGGCCCCGTCTTTCAAAAGAATTGGGAAGCGGACACAAAAATTGTAGTCAATCAAGGGGGTACTCGTAGCGGTAAGACCTATTCCTTATTGCAACTCCTTATCGTGCAATCTTATCAAACCAATGGTAAGATATACTCCATAGTGAGAAAGTCTCTCCCATCGCTTAAAATGACCGCCTATCGGGACTTCTTTGAGATTCTAAACAACTTGGGGGTCTATGACGAGAAGAATCACAATAAATCCGACTACACCTACAACCTCAACGGAAACCTCTTTGAGTTCATCTCATTAGACCAACCCCAAAAGAAAAGGGGAGCAAGGCGAGATGTGCTTTTCTGCAATGAGGCGAATGAACTCACTTGGGAGGACTTCTTTCAGCTACTCGTAAGAACAACCGATAGAATTTATATTGACTACAACCCCTCCGATTCATTCCATTGGATTTATGACCGTCTACTAACGAGGGACGATGTAACATATATCCAAACAACCTACAAGGACAACCCATTCCTTGACCAAACAATCGTAGATGAGATTGAGAGGCTCAAATACACCGATGAGGACTACTGGAGAATCTACGGCTTGGGTGAGCGTGGTATGTCAAGAGCCACAATCTTCCAATTCCAAGTAGCCGAAGAACCGAAAGGCCAACTCATCTCATTAGGGCTTGACTTCGGATTCACCAATGACCCAACCTCCCTTGTTAAGGTGTTTAAAGATGGTGACAACCTATACATCCAAGAGTTGCTCTATCACACCAACCTCACCAACCAAGATATTAGCCAAAAACTATCCGAACTTGGACTGACGAGGTTTGACGAGATATGGGCAGATAGTGCCGAACCCAAGAGCATTGAAGAACTGCATCGTATGGGATGGAACATCAAGCCAACGGCAAAGGGAGCGGATAGCGTAATGGCGGGAATAGACATCCTCAAACGCCATAAGATATTTGTCACGAAGGAAAGCAAGAATGCAATCCGAGAGTTTCAGAATTACAAATGGCAAGAGGACAAGAACGGGAATCTACTGAATAGACCTATTGATGCCTTCAATCACGCCATTGATGCAACACGCTATGCGACCTTCAATAGATTAAGCCGTCCGAACTACGGGCGTTATGCCATAAGATAAATTTAAAAGGTTATTTAAGCGATGGAACTAAAAGTCATTGTACCCACCTCGCTATCGGAAATCACCCTTGAGCAATACCAACGCTTTGCTCGTTTGGAGGGTGACAACGAGTTCTTGACTAAAAAGTCATTGGAGATATTTTGCAATGTTCCGTTAGAGCAGTTGCCCAATGTCCGTTTTAAGGATGTTTCTAATGTGTTTAGCCACATCAATGCGATGATGCAAGAGAAACCCTCCTTGACACCGAGATTCACTCTTAAAGGGAAAGAATTTGGGTTCATCACTTCATTGGAAGATATCACCTACGGAGAGTTTGTAGACCTTGACTCCTATATGAGCGACACACAAAACCTCCACAAGACAATGGCGGTACTCTATCGCCCGATTATTCAAAAGGCTGGTAAGCGATATGACATTGAACCCTACGAATCAGCCACAAAATACTGCGACCTAATGAAGGAAGCTCCGATGAATGTGGTAATGGGTGCGATTGTTTTTTTTTGGACTTTAGGAAAAGAACTCTTAATGGCTACTCTGACCTCTTTGGAGAATCACAAGGCGTTGAAGAGTTCACCCCCCAAAGCCAATTCTCAAAACGATGGGGTTGGTATACAACATTCCATACCCTTGCTCAAGGTGATGTTAGAAGATTTGACGAGATTGGAAGACTACCCCTTCATCAATGTCTTACCTTCCTCTCCTTTGAAAAACACCGAGCAGACACCGAAAACCGAATACTCAAAAGCAAGTTAAAATGAGGCAGTTCTACAATCTGACCAAGACCATCAAGGACACCCTTGAAGCACATAGCCAAGTGAATGTGGTAACCTTTGGGGATATCTACGATGTAGACCTCAACAAGCAGACCATATTCCCCTTGTCTCACATCACAGTCAACCAAGCAACCTTTGAGGGGCAAATTGTCCGTATGAATGTGACCATCATTGCAATGGATGTTGTTGATGAGACTAAAGAAGACCCACGAAGCCAAAATGAGCCATTCTACGGCACGAACAACGAGCAAGACATACTGAATACCCAACTCGCGGTAATCAACGATGTAGTGGCAAAATTGCGAAAAGGTACTTTGTACACCGATTTGTATCAGTTGGATGGCAACCCCACTTGCGTACCCTTCTCCGAGCGTTTTGAAAACCTCCTCACGGGATGGACGGCAACCTTTGATGTATTGTTGCCCAACACCGAAATCTCTACTTGCTAATGGCACGTCAAGAAAATGTAGAAGCAACCCTTGACAAGTTCGCTCGTTATGTTGTCCAACAAGCGAGAAGCAACCTAACGCGCCAAAAACGCAACACCTCCAAACGCCTATATGAGTCTTTGGGATATGATTTAAGAGTCTCAAGCAACTCATTCTCCCTATCCTTTAAGATGGAAGAGTATGGGGACTACTTGGACAAGGGTGTTAGCGGAACGAAGAAGAAATACAACACCCCATTTAAGTACACCAACAAGATGCCTCCCGCAAAGGCATTCGCTAATTGGGCAGTTAAGAAGGGACTCACGGGAGTGCGTGACGAAAAGACGGGTAGGTTTATCCCTCGCAAAAGTCTCCAGTACGCTTTAGCGAGAAGTGTCTACTATAATGGTATCAAACCCACCAAATTCTTTAGCCGTCCATTTGGATTGGCTTTTGAGAAATTGCCTCCCGAAGTAGTTGAGGCATTCAAACTTACAAATGACGATTTCATAGCATACACAAGAAGAAAATGAGTACACCTATTATCGCTCGTCCCTCATCACTAAAAATGAGCCGTAGCCCAATCTTCTACACGGGAAAGAATAACACCCTTACCAACGATGAGTTGGATGCTATGTCTTTGAATCTAAAGATTTGGAGTGGTACATCTGCCCCAACGGATAACAACTACGAGTTGAGCAAGTCCTATTCTATCGGTGAGGTCATCAACTTTGAAGTGTCTGATTTAATCCGTTCAGAATTCTCTCACGACTTTAGCGTATACGATGCCTCCTTTTATGAGCAAAGCCCCGTCAATGAGGCTCTATGGGTTAATGCTACGGGGGATTGGACTTATTCAGACAATGGTGCTGCCCCAATAGCGGCCCCACACACAACTGGAACGACATTCAAGTTCCTCGCAACGCAAGGATGGGCCGACAAACTAAACCCAACAAACCCTTCGGTCACTCAAGCGATTTTAGCCGTTACTCGCAACCGCCAAGTGCTTACCTCCAACTATGAGAGCCTTGCCATCTACAATAGCGCAGCGAAT